ACTGGAGCGTCTGACTCACGGGGCCGGCAATGTTCTGGCCGACGGCAGCCGTGCCCGTGTCTAGGGCAGCGCCGAAAGCAGCCCCGCTCTGGGCAATGTTCGCGGACGCGGTCTGCATGTAGTTGTCTGCCGTGGCGAACGCAGTCTTCGAGGTCTGGTCCCACGCCTTGGCCTGCTCGCCAAATCCTGGGATCACGGACGCGATCCCGGCCGCGACCTTATAGAGCCCTGAGATGACCGCGAAGAACAGACCGCCAATCGTGTTGCCGACGAACTCAAAGACCTTGAAGGCGCCGTAAAGAGCATTGGCCACGCGGCCACCGAGATCCCAGCCAACAAGCCACGATTGTCCGACGGCGGCCGCGTACTCAAACATGCTGCCGAAGTTGGCGATCACATAGTCCGCGATGCCGGCGAAGTATGTGGCCCCCTGGAGCAGCGCCTCGCCAATCGCCTGCCCGATGTTGGCCCCGCCCACACTGCCGATGAAGTCCGAGAAAGTCGTTGTGACGGCCTCAATCGCCGGGGCCAGATAGGCCACGATCTGGCCGATCACGCCCTGGATGGCCATCTGGGCACGCGTGAACGCGTCGTTCATGCCCTCGACCTGCTGGCCCTGCATATTCGTGAGCGTGAGGCCAAACCGCTCCGCCTCTGCTCTGGCCTGGGCGATGCCGTCCACGCCGCCGGCGAAGAGCGGGAGCAGCTGGGCGCCGGCCTTGCCGAAGATCGCCACGGCAGCCGCGGCTCGCTCGGCCTCGGTCGGCAGGGCGGCGATCGACGCCGCGATCGTGTCGAACCGCTGGGCGGCCGTCATGCCGTTCAGTTGGTCCACAGAGAGGCCGATCTTCTGGAACGCTGCAATGGCCGTCTTCGATCCGCCGGCGGCCTTCACGAACGCGAGGTCGGCCTTCGTGGCCGCCCCGGCGATCGTCTGCATGGACACGCCAGCCAGGTCGCCGGCGAACGCCAGCCCGGCAAACTCGCCGTAGGTGAATCCCAACCGGGCCGCGAGCTTGCTCGTACTGTCGATCACCTCGGCCTGGGCGCCCGCCATGCCGATCATGGAGTTGACGGCTCCGCCAACCGCGGAGGCGATCTGGCCGAACAGCTGCGCGCCCTGGATGGCCGTAAGCGTGGCGAGCCCACCCCTGAGGCTCGACACGCCCTTCTGCATCTTGTTGAGCGATGCGTATGCCTTGTCGACGCCGGCCGTGAGGCCGCTCGTTGAGGCCGTGAAGATCGCGGAGACTTTACCGATCACTGCCATCGTTCACCTTCTTGAACCAGGGGATCTTTGAGAGCTCGGCCTCTATCTCCGCGTCTGTCTGTGGCTTCATCCGATACGTCGGCAGGAACTTTTCCTCGGCATCCTCGTCAATCTTGCAACCGAACGCCGCCGACAACCACGCCGCCAGCCGGGCCGTCCGCTGCCACTCGCAACCGAACGGCTCGTTGAGGAAGTAGCCCTTCCACAACCTCACCTGCTTGATCGTCAGTTCTGAGGCCAGCCGGTCGACGTCCAGCCGTCCTGCTTGCAGCGCCAGCCGAAACAGAAACACTGCGTCGGGGGCGCTCCTTATTTTTTTGCGTCCTCCCCGACGGAATCGTCATCGTCGCGGAGGACCGTCTCCCAGCATTTCTTGTAGAGCCAGATCACCGTCTTCGCGGAGCTCGTCAGGAAGATCGTGGCCTCGGCATCCGTCATCCTGCGGGCTCCATCCGAGCCGGCCACGCAGACCGCGATCGTCTTGGCAATCAGGTCGGCCGGAGGATCCTTGCCGTCAAGAGACCGCTGGGCGGTGACGAGCTCGTACCACTCGGCAAACGTCGGATATCGGAGCCTGACGGTCTTAGTGGCCCCCGGCGGCTGGACCTCAATCGGCTCGGACGCGAGCCCCCCGAAGATGTCATCTGCGGTCAGCATTTAGAACCCCGTGAATTGGAAGGTGGCCGTGCTTGTGATCTTTTCGCCTACTACGGCGTCAGCGGAAAAGTCTTGCAGATACGCGGCCCCACTCAATGTGCCGCCACGGGTGTAGACGGTCAGCACCTGGACGAGGCCCAGATCGCTCTGGCTGAACTGGGAGCCGCCCAGGAGCTCGAGCGTCACCGCGGCCGGGGCGATGTCGACAGGGTTGACCTGGCGAACGACGCGAGTGTTCGACCCGTAGCCGATCACGGGCGAGAACATCGACGTACAGTCGAACGATCCGCCTGTGGACTGCGCGGCCTTTGCGGACGTGATCCGTCCGATGAGGCGGCCGCCCCAGAACACGCGCGAGCCCTGTGCAGAGGCGAAAAACCCCATCGTGTCCCCCTGTTAGCCGGGGATAACGAACGTCGCGGAGCCCTTGATCTTCTCGCCCACCGCCGCCTCGAGCTCGAACTCCGAGCAGCGAGCCTGGGCGTTGATCCCGAACTTCGCGCAGACGAGCGTGAGCTCGTCCTCGGTGTTGGGCTCGTCATCGCCCAGGAAGCTGAGACTGATCTCGATCTTCCGGCCCTCGGAGCCGTAGTCGAACAGCGGCGGGTCTTCGTAGACCTTGTCTGCACCGTCGGCCAAGTCGAGCGTCGAGACGTCGACCCGCTGGTCGTAGCCCTTGCCGGTCTTCTTGACCTTGATATTGGTCCCGGCGAACGTGACGCCGCCGAATGTGAACGTCGTGCCCTGTGAGCTTGGTACAGGCATTCCTGATGATCCTCCGCTTGATGGTACGCCAATGCTAGTTCTTATCGTCAACGCCCCGGGCGTTGAAGTTACCCCAGCCGGAACAGCGCTCAGGCTGCTGGAAAGGACAACAGACGCTGGAAGTGTTCCAGATGCTGTTCTTGTAAATGTGGCTGTGTAGGTGGCCAATCACGTTACCTTCGTAAAGTTGGAAAGCGACCCACCAATCACATTCAAGTCGCTGGCCGTAAGGTCGCGCATCCACGAAGGAGTCGTGATAGTAAGCGTTGAGGTCTGCCCCTCGCTCACGCGCGCAGGCGATGCGCTCAGAGTGACGCTTGGCACATACCACGTCTTTTCGTCGCCGTACCAAATCGGAGGGTCGCCAGTCCAAAACGAAGACGGCGACACGGGTTGCCCGTTGACGGGCGGACCTTCTGTGAAATGCGTGTACCACGCTGCCGAATTCTTGAAGTAGTCAGAACTGGCGCTGGCCTGTGGGTAGCGGATGGCCAGGTAAAGTTTTGACGGCTCCGTTGGCGTCGGAAATGTGAACGTGACGTACTCGCTCGAAATGGCCGGTGGGCTTGAGTTTCCTTTGAGTGGCAGGCTGGCAAACTGCACAAAATCGCTCTGCCAGACTTTCCCTCGGCCGTCGCTGATTCGCTGCGAGGCCACCGAGTCGCGGACTATTGCATAGCCAAACTGCACGGAGGTGAATCCGTCTTCTGTCCAGTCGATCAGGTCGAACAGACCGTCACGGGTTTCGTAGGTGCTGCCAGTAATCGGCCAGTAAGCAAGGTGACTCTCAGCCATCCACCACGAAAACCCAGTCGACAGAGACGGCCTTGGCAGCGGGCTGGCAGTGTCACGGACTGCATAGATCGGCAGGCGAGCCGTGATCTGCGTCCCCGCCGCGTTCGATTTGAACTGAGGCTCACGGAGCTCGTAGTGCAGTATGGCGTTGTCGTAATTAGGCATAGGTGAGGTCAGTTACATCGACTGAGCGGAGGAAGTCACTCTTCCCACTCGATGGTGTAGGTCTGTTCGACGACGAAAACCGCGGTGTCACGTCCCTCGAAAAAGACGGGGTCGCCGTCTCGCTCGTCCGTGATCTCCACCCGTGCGATTGTGAGACCGCCGCCGTCTCCATTGAAGTTGTCGATCGACTGCCGGACGGCCTCGGCCACGGTCTTTGACTGCGAGTAGGTGTCGGCATAGACGAACACGCCGAACGTACCGACGATGCCGACCGTCTGGCCGTCGAGGGTCTTCTCGCGGTCCGTCCTGGCCCGCTGGTAGATCACATAGGGCAGCGTGGCACCGTCCGGTGCAAAGTGCGGATACGTCTCCAGAGCGGTTGCGGCGTCAATGGCCGAGCAGATCCAGGCTTCTGGGCTCGGCGTTACTTCCTCGCTGGGCATTACTTCCTCCGGTATCCTTCTGCCACGCCGGGCGCCTTGTCGCGTGCCGCGGCCTCCAGGGCCTTCGCCATCTCCACGACCAGGGCGGACGCGGCCTGCGGGCCAATGTCGGCCATCGCTCGCTTTACCATCTCCACGGGTTTGATCGTTGGCGTGCCGAACTCCAGCCAGATGGCCTTCCGGCTTTCGGTGCCGGCCTTGTAGCCGAGAACGCCAACCACGATCCCGTCCTTGTTGCGGCCCACATACTTGGATTTGGAAGTGGCGGCCCGCCTGAGCGCACCGCCTTTTACCTTCTTGGCCGTGTATTCACCGCTTACGCCGTCCCGTCCGAGCACGAGCCGCGTCTTCTGCTTGGGTGTGTATTTCTTGAGCGTCGGGACGCCCGGCTTGAGCGCCCGCTTCATCGCCGCGCGGAGGTGCTTCTTGGCAATATGCCGCGGGAGGTCTTGGTACGCCTCCATGAGCTTCCCCAGCTGGCCATCCATGCCCTGCCAGTTCACCGCGATCATGTGGCCCGCTCCTCGCACTCGAGCTCGTGCTCTTCGCGGTTGTTCTTGTCGATCACGCTGGAGATGTAGAGGAGCCGCGAGCCCCAGCGGAGCCGCATCTTGCCCGTGATCCCCGGCACATAACGCATCCGCACCGAGTGAGAGATCGTCCCGCTCGTCTGGCCCTGCTGCTGCTGCTCGGAGTAGCTGACGGCCTCGACAGAGGCCCACCGCTCGACGAGCGTGGACCATGTCTGCGTGGTCTCGCCCAGATTGTTTCGGGAGACGGCTGGCTGTTCGATCGCCACCTTCTCGCGGAGGATGCCGGCTGGGAGGCTCATCACCACCTCCCGGTGACGGACTCGCTGGCACGCAGCGTCTCGAACGCCAAGGGCACGGCCGCCGGGGCATCCTGCGAAGAGGCTTCCCGGTTGTTGTAGAGGTGGCCGACGTAGAGCAGCAGCGCCGACCGCAGCTGCGGGGCGATGCCAGCCCCGGGAGCGGCACCGGCCCAGTACGTTACGACCACCGGGGCGTCGGCCGGGGTGTCGAGCTCAATCTCGGCTGGCTGGAGGTCAGCGTCCACGGTGTAGGCCGTCCCGGCGAGCTCGTCGCCGCCGACCGTCACGACCAGGGCGTGGTCCTCGTCGACAAGCAGGGGCGGGTTGGGGAGCTCGAGCACGGTGGCCCCAGCCGGCCAGGTGGCACGGTAGCAGGTAGCCACGAGCGAGATCCCGAGCCGCCGCTCAATCAGCCGGCGAGCCGTTGCCACGGCCGCGAGCAGGAAGGCGTCCTCGTCGGTCTGGTCGGATGTCATCCGCAGTTGAGCGCGGACCTCGGCCAGAGAGACGGGCTCGACTACCGGGGGAGTCAGCAGAACGCAGGAGCGCGGCTTCACGGTCGATCCTCCGGGGGAGAAGCAGGCGACCGGGGGCGGATGTGGCGTCCGCCCCCGGTCTCACAGCAAGGAGGACTGGGGTCAGTCGACGATCAGCTTGGCGACGTAGTTGGCCGCGTGGTTGGCGATGCCAACACGCTGTTTTGCGCTGAACACCACCCGATCGTTAATCGCCTGGACTTCGCGGAGAGCCTCGACTCGCAGGCCGCTGGCCTTGATGGCCACCGCCGTCGACATCGAGAAGTCGCCGTAGAGTGCGAGGACGCCCGCAGGCAGGCCGGTCGTGACGTAGACCGGACGGCCATAGACCGTTGGCTGCATCGCGTCGGCCAGCATTACCGACTGCGTTCCCGAGTGAGCCGCCAGCAGGGCACCGTAGCCCGCGGGCGAAACCACCCACGCCGTGTTAGAAGCAAGGGGGTCAATGGAGCCGACCATCTCCGCGAGCTTCTCCGGGTTCGTTGCCGACGCCGAGCCGACGATCACGGTGTTGTCGACCTCACCGACCAGGCCGTCGATGCCGGCGGTCACGTCACCCTGGAGCCACGCATAGTCGATCTTCGCGGCGAAGGCATTCGACACGCTCGAGGCGAACAGGCTGGCAACGTCCACCACCGAGTCCTCGACCAGGTCGTTCGAAACGGCCGTCAGGCTGCGGAGACCGAAGAGCGACACGTCGACGCCGCTGGTGGCGATGTCCGTGAGGTTGCCGGTGGCCGCCTCGGAGTAGAACGCCGCGGTGGCATCGCCCACCTTCGGGAGGGTGATCTTGTTGCTGATCGTGTTGAACACGCTGGCAACGCGGAGGCCGACAGACTGCCGGGTCATCATGTTGATGATCTGGCCGTAGAGCTCGACGGGGACGAGCTCCTTACCAAGGCCGGCAGCGCCTTCGCTCATCGCCCGGACTTCGCCGCGGGCGATCGAACGGAGGAAGCTGCCCGCCGTGAGGGCGGTCTCGTAGTTGTCGAAGTGGCGAACGCTCACGACGGGCTCCTTCTTCTTCGGGGTCTCGACCACGCTGCGGCAGTCGCTGTCGTTCACGACAGCGGTCCGCAGCGCCTTGATCTTGGCGTCGAGCTCGTGCTCGCGGGCGATCTCCGCCGTCACTTCGGTAGCGCGGGCATCGGCAGCGGCGAGCCGCTCCTGGACAGATGCGACCTCGGCAGCGTCATCGCTTTGGAACGACCGCAGGCCGTCCATGTCGCTGATCAGTTGAGCGGCCTCGTCCTGGAGCTGGCGGAGCTTCGACATGTGTTAATCCTTCGTGTGCGGGGAATGTGACCAACTGCGAGAGAGGATAGGACCGGGCTCCGTGAACATTGAAGTAGCGAACGTCCTACGGTAGGACGTTTTCACTTGGCCTTGCAGCGGCAGGCAGACGGGCAGGGGCACTTCTGCTCGACGCGTCCGTCCGGCTTCCAGATGCCGTTGATGCACGTCCCGCCACAGACGCAATCCTTCGGGGCCGG